TTCAACATCCTATCAATAGTAACTGTAGGATGTCTAGATGGTTTCAATGTCTCTGGTGAGAGATTGTACTGCATGATAAGGTGTGGATACAGGGAGTTGAGGTCAAAAGACACAACCCAGTCATAGATCCCTGGAATAGGTTCCTTGACATATGCCCCAGCATACTTATTATCCTTTCTACTTTCTTGCTTAGGAGGGATTACTATATTACGTTTAGATAGATAAACATATATGATGTTGTCCCACATACGAACCTGTGAGTAAACATCCTCAAAGTTAACTTTGGCATCATATGCCATAGTGATAGCAAGTTCAAGCAACTTCATCTTGTCATCCAACCTGTCAACCAGGCGAACGTCAATGATGTTGTAGTCCACGAACTTCTTCCAGTCCTTGGTATAGAACTCTTTGAAAGTATCAAACTCACTATGATCTAGTTTCTTCTGCCCCAGTTCCACAAAAGCAATGTGGTCTAGACGATATGATTCTTGGTTTGTATACGTAAACTTACGGTACAATTCAAGATAGTCTAGCGTGGCAATGCCTGAGATGTCATAAGCAATTTGCTTACGACCTTTGATATAGATCTCACGATAAAGAATACTCTTCCATGGAGAAATCATTTTAGATTCTCGCTCACCAACCACACGTTCAATACGTTTGATGATGTACGGCATATCAAACAACTGGACATTCCAACCTGTAATTACATCAGGGAAGTTAGAAATCCAGAAGTGTACAAATGCCTTCAGCAGTCCTACCTCAGTCTTAAACTCAAGGTAGTCTACATCAGGATCCTTACATTCATAGGGGCGAGCACCGAACACGGTGATACGACCAGTGTGAGAGTCCTTCAGGGAGATCAGAAGGATCTCCTGGTCGGCAGTCTCAATATCAGGGAAACCATTCTCAGCACCAGTCTCGATGTCAAGAGTGAAGATACGAATCTGGTTCATATCAAACTTCATCTCATCCCAAGGATACTCCTGAAGGATATACTGATTGTTGTATCGTGTCTGACCATAGACAGGAAAGTCTTCCATCTCCTTATGTGTGTCAACAAACTGACGAGCATCTTTGATCGTTCCCTGTAGAACAGGACGAACAGTTTTGCCATCGAGTGTCTTCCACTCAGAAGGTTTCTGGGTAGGCAAGAACAGTGTCGGGTTGAACTTTACCCGATCACTGAATTGCTGACCATGATCATAACCACGAACTAGGATAGTGTTCCCTGCTTGCTGAACACTGGTGTAAAACTTCATTCGGTCTCTTTGTCTTTCAGATCATAATAAAGGGACATGTACATGGCGCTTGGTTCAGCAATAACAGTAATGCTTTCTGAACGAACCGTCAGTTCTTTGTCATCGCTGTAAGGAGGAAAGGGCACTGCCCCATCCTCGTTTATCTCACACGGATATTTTAGCATACAATCGGGTTGCCCGTACTCAGTCTCAGGAATTTCTTCAATTTCTGCCACGAGCCAGTGCCCATCAAACTTAAGGAGTTTGATCATACAACCTCGGGATCAATAGCAGGCGGGACTCCTGCTGATTTGATTGCTTCTTTAACCAGTTGCTGCTGTTGCTGCCAGTTAGGACTATCATCAGATCCCGAAACTGGTTGTGTCTCGGGAGTTTGAGCACCCTTAACAACATCCACCTTGGCCATGTATGCTTTTGTCAAACCAGGATCAGGAGTTCCAATAGTAAGAATACCATCATAAGGAATTCTATAGGAACTCTCAAGTGAATAAGGACACCACTTACTGTACTTTACTTGAAGATCTTTTTCAGGATCTTCTTCGTTAGGAACAGCAATCAAGGACAGTTCATATGGATAGTTCATTAACAGACAGATACCTTTTCGGTCTTCGTCTTCGCCTTCAAAAACTTCTTGAAGAATCGTGATTAGTTTCTCACCCGTTTTCAATACAACGATTGATGGGTTTAGTGTAGATGTTTCTTCGCTCATTGGTTAGTTGCTCCTTGTGATTTTTTAAATTGCTCAAATTCTTCTGGTGAGAGAAGGGGAAATATTGGTTGATTTATATTAATATAAGTACTAACCACATTAGGTAGTGGATTTGCTATACTAACAATTTTTTCAAACCCAATTCTAAATTCTTTGGTATCACTAAAAGGACTCCAAGGAAAATAATTGATTGAAGTTTCTTCTTCGGTTTGTCCAGGAACCAGAGTCAAAACCATAGGCATCTGAAATAAGAAACAAAAAGGTTCCCCATCCTTGTCCCTCAACTCAGTGAGTTTGGTGATGACCTGCTCTCCAGAAACCAAATGTACCACATTTATCGAACTCATAATAGAATTTGGTTTCTCATATTATATCAAAAAAATACAGGGTTGGCAAGCAACCCTGTGACAATATTTATTCTGTCAGCAATTGTTTATCTGACACCTGCTCACCGATATTATACACGGTTTTCTTTTGGTGATCAGGTAGAATTTTTTCTAGGGATATACCCAAGAGACCATCTGTAAATTCTACATCCACAACTCTAACATCGTCACCGAGTTGCCAAGTGCTACAGAATGATCTTCGGGAGACTCCTTTGTGTAAGTATTCTGTTTCAGGATCTTTTCTTGAAATTTTGCTGGCAACTTTGAGAATGTTTGATTCAGTAGATACTTCAATCTCTTCTCTTTTAAATCCTGCAAGAGCGAGTTGAACTTCGTAATTACTGGCGTCATGTTTGATTAAATTGTACGGGGGGTAGTTTTTATTATGAGCGGACATCGAGTCGAGTCGATGGAACATGTCATTCAAACCCACCGCATGAGGCAGGTATAGATCCCAAGTGTTTGTCATGGTATTCTCCTTGATAAGCGAGATTTTTTGTATGGACCCCGAAGGCATCCAATACTATTTAACCAAGACACAAAAAAAGGTAGAGTGGTAAAACCCTACCTTTGAATTCGGATTATACTTCAGTCTTCTTACGACCGATATTGTATTTACTTTCTAATGTCCATTCATCCTTCTCTTTGAAGGCTAAGACTTTAATTTGATTTAGTGGAGCAACGTCAGTAATTTTTTCGTAGTCCACAACAGAAACCAATCCCCAGTCAGAAAGAAGTTGAAGGATTCTATTACGTCTTTGTACATCATTTAGGGAAAGATTTGTATTCTTTCCATCAAGAGCAAACAACTCTTTAAAGTGAACAATATAATACTTACCCTGTTTATGTAAAATATGACACGACTGATATAGTTTCCTTTCTTTTCTGGATGCTACACCTATACGTGTGAGGGTTTCTCTCACCTTAAGGAAATCATCGGGTTGTCCCAAGGTAACCTCCACCATATCGGAGGGTTGCCAAGTTACTTCAATATCTGGATTCATTTCATGCCACCTGTATTCAATGATTTTCTTATAGAATTAAGTTCCTCTTTAGTAAGAATGTTTAGAGCTTCTAATGCTTTATTATGACTATAACCATAATATTGCTTCACAAGTTCTAACTCCTCAAGAGTTTCTTTACGTAACCAAGGAGTGAAACGTTTCCGTGGCCTCAAACTATTTATAAAAAAATCATATTGTAGTCTCTTGTCTAGATGAGGGTTCTTGTTCATCTCATTAGCATAGAGAATAGTATCAGTGAAAGATGACAAGCATTTGTTCACAATAAAAGGCGGATACTTTCGCTCCGCCTCTGGGTCATCCTTGATGATATTCTTCTTAGATTGGTTGATGCTATACAGGTAGTCTTTTAATTCCATTTTCCATTATTTAAATACAGCAGTGACTCCCATGACCTTAGCATTGGGATTACGTGCCAGAGCAACTTGACGTGCTTCTTCGTAGTTACGAGCGATAACCTCTTCCTTGAAGACCGTACCAGCAACGTAGAGTTTGACTTCACATTTCATAGTTCATAAGGACCAGTTCGGTCCTGCTTGCTTGATCTATATTATAACTCCCCACGCTCCTCATGGTGTAAGTGTGTGCAAATTCAGCAACTGTCCACCCCTTCTTGAAGCGGTCTCGAATTATTTGTGACGAGTTGTAACTAACAAGTTGATGAGCGATAAAGCGATCACAATCACTAGCAAACTGATCGTGGTCAAATCCCTTGTGCATGTTTCCTCGCTTACCATAAAGATTAGATCCGATCTCATAGGGGGGATCGAGATAGACGTAGGTTGACTTGCTGTCGCTAAAAAGTTTTTCATATGATAGATTAGTAATCTTCCACTTAGAAATCATTCTTGAATATTCAGGGAGTTTATCAATGCCTCGCATCGAGAAGTTGCTATCTGACGCTGACTTGCTGAAGGAGCTGGATTCTGTGAGACCAGAAAAAGAGCACTTATTAACAATGTAAAAACACACAGCACGATATACATCGGACGTAGAATCATCATTTAGTTGTTCCTTAGAATCTAAAAATAAAATTTTTGCTGTTGTTGGTTCTGGATGGAGATTCTTAAGTTGAACTAACTTAGAATGAAGTTCATCACTCTGGTCCTGAAGTACACGCCAGAAGTTATAGAGTGGCCAATAAAGATCATTGACCCAGATGTCTAGGTGTGGATATCGTTTACCAATTTCTAATGCTACAGATCCACCACCCAAGAATGATTCCCGATACTCGGTATAATCTTTCAGGTTAGGAATGTACTGAAAGAGTTTACTCAGGGCACGACTCTTCCCGCCTGGGTAACGTAAAGGTGTTTTCAGGGATTTCAAAGTCTGGGGCATGGTACTTTAGGTATTCACGAAAGATCATTTTCATTTCACGCTCTGTCATTCCACAATGAACAGCAGCATGGGGAAGGTTCATTGTAGCATAGAAGAGACCTTCATTTGCTTCCTTCACATTTTCAGGTGTCGTCTTAATCATCGAAACTCACAACTCATCATGATTTCAGTAAGACATGCCAACAGGTTGATCTCTTGATCGGGAACAATCTGAATGTCTCTAGAATATTTGGCAATGATTAGCACTGCTTCAGGAATAGATCCTCCTTTAAGATTGTCGTACAAGACATCATAAAGTTTTCTCATCACAGTAACAGGATCATTGTTAATGTTATCAACAACCCACTTACGTACAATAGTAAACTCCTTTGCTTTGAGAGAACGAATGAGAGCGTCTAAGTTAATGTCAGCAACATCAGCAAGGATAGCAGTATTAATACCGCCGCTGGCAGCAAAGCGTTGGCATTCATTGATAAGACGACGCCAATCAGGATAGTAACGCTTAACAACCTTCGCCAATACTTTGTCTTGATACTCAACATTCTGTTCATCAAGGATCTCTTTCATTCTAGCAAAGAACTGACCCTGTAACTCCATTGCCTGTTCGGTATTGATCTTAAAGTCCACCACAGTACAACGACTATGGAGAGGTTCAATGATCTTATTAGGGAAGTTACAGGTGAAGATGAAACGGCAGTTACTATGGAACTCCTCTACAGCGGCCCTCAAGGACAACTGGACATCGTTAGTGGTGTTGTCTGCCTCATCGATGATAACGACCTTGTGAGCGCCACCAGAGGTCAGGGAGACAGTTGTAGCGAACTGCCTCACACGGTTCCTCACAGTGTCTAGGAAGCGTCCCTCATCAGATCCATTGACCACGATGTAAGAAGCACCTATCTCCTCACATAACGCCTTTGCAACTGTAGTCTTACCGATACCAGCAGTTCCAGCAAGCAGTAGGTTAGGGATCTCTCCCTGTTTTACAAACCCATGGAAAGAGTTTTTAATATTCTCGGGAAGGATACAGTCAGAAATATTACTGGGACGGTACTGTTCAACCCAAAGAAATTTTTTCATAATGAAGGTTCGAGAGCAATATAGTATACAAGGTCAAGTGTGACATGACGCCACTCAGTAATCAATTGACTAGAGATTTTTACATTGTAATCACCAGGAAATAGTTTGAGGTTCTCAACTTTTAGAAATAACTCATAAGCACCAGTAGCAGTACCTCTAATTTCCTGAGTGTAAGCATTGGCGGTATCGTTTTCTTTGTCACAAAGATTAAGCGTGACTACACCATCTTTAGTAGAAACAAAAGATAGGTCAGGCAAGTTGTAGACACCAGATGCTTTCTGGAGTTGAACAAGATCTTCAGATGACAGGGAGAACTCCATGTCAGCACCAGGGAACTTGACATCACGATCAGGAGCAGACTTCAAAGTGATCTCAGGATCGGAGAAGTAATACTTAGCAGAGCGGCGACCACCACGGATGGTGACATACTCATCGTTTTCAAAGTTAAGACCAGGATCTTGGAACAAACTCAATCCCATAAGGAACTGACCAAGATCATAGATACCACAAGTCTTAGGGAACATCTCTGGAGATGTGTACTGAGCAATCATGTTCTCACCGACACTGATTGTCTTCAACACATTACCCTCACGAATCATAATCGATCCATTGATTGTCGAGAAGTTCTTCAGGACAGATGTAGTTTGGGGCGTAAGTGAAAGTTGACTCATCGATTAGGGTACTCCTCAGTGATTTGAGATTTGTCAGAAAAATGTAGCAACAGCAAAGCATAGTGAAGGATCTTGATAATATCCCTTCGAGCTGTTCCTTTCCTATCATAGCGTGAAGCATACTTGAGGATGTTGCTACGGCAGAATGCCTCAGCGTCTCCACATGCTTCAATTAGATCTAACGTTTGAATGCTGTCGTTACCAGCAGA